ACCCGTGGACAATTAATGGGTTCCGTCCTCTCATTCCCCATTCTCTGTATACTCTCCCTCACCGCCTATCTTCTCGCCCTCCCTAAGTCGCTTTCCGATGAAACCCTGAAAGATTGGAAGACTCTCAAGTCTTTATCAGGTATTGGAATCAATGGTGACGATATCGTATTCACCAGCGACATGGAAGGGTTTGAAGAATGGGTAAGGAGTGTAAAGAGAATTGGTGGAGTTGTTTCAAGAGGAAAGACCCTACTCAACGCCCAACATTTCACGGTCAATAGTGAACTTTGGCATCGTGCCAATGGAAAGATCAATGTCCTTCGCCCCTCCCTCCTCACCGCCCTCACTGGGGACAATCGCTACTTCATAAACCCCGCCGTAGACTACCTCGAATTCACAAAATGCGAGATTGTTAACGACGAGATGGCAGCAATTTTCAACCTCGATGAAAGGCTCAAGCTCTCCATCCCGACCTCCTATGGAGGACTCGGGCTCATCCACTCCTTCAATCCTCGTGTGCATCGTGCAGCGAGAATCGAGCATCTCTATCAAAAGGCCCTTCTTGGCCCTAGGATCACAAGCGCTCGTGGCATCCGCCATAATCATCATCAGGAACTGATAATGAAAGCGCTCGGTCCGAAGATAGAGGTCTTCGTGACAAAGAAAACGAAGGAAAAAATGAGCTCAGTCTTTACCCACAACCACAGGTCGTGGAATCTCGATATGATGGGTGTCAAAAACGCCCTTATCTCACTTCATATCGGAGAATCAACTTTTGAGCCCTTCAGAGAAGCTCTCGTCAACTACCGTCCAACATCACGCGAAATTATCTCTCGTACATATAAAGAGATCGATCTCGAGGCAGATTACAATCTGCGGATGCGCGGCAAATCAGCGAAAGTCCCCCTCTCCCTTCTCCCCTTCATCCCTCACACCACTCCTCCCGAATCGACTGAACGTCTTCTTGATATTTCTGAGCTTCCAGATCATAAGCTCGAGAAATACGTCAAAATGCAGCAACGGATTCGCGCCGGTGACTGGGAAGGAGTGAAGGAGTTGTTCAACCCCCCGCCCCCTCCTCCGCCCTCCTTCGTTCCTCAGACAGAATGGCTGAATATGGTATCAACCCTCCTCCCCAAAGATGCCGCGGCCATGAGAAATCAGTACAGAGAACTTTTGAAGAGAAAGTAGTGCCTCAGGCTCATCTTCC